CTGGACCGTTGTCGGCGTAAGTGGATCGCCAGTTACCATCCATTCCGCGCCGGAGGTAAACACTTGCAGGTGCCGCCCGGAGAACAACGCCCGGATTGCATTTACCTGATCGGACAGAATGGGAAATTCGATTGATTCATCGTCCAGTCCCTCGCCCTGGTCGAAATTGAACAGGTCACCGGACTTCGAAAACCACAGCCGGTTCGGCAAGTCTCGCGAGCCGCCAATCACTAGACGGTCCTGATGGAAAGCCACGGTCACCGGCCACCCGCGCCGTGCGGAGAAAGCGGGTTCCTCCCAATCATCCGTGGGGTCCAGGTCATCCAGATCCTGCAGCACGTCGGCACTGATTTCAGTGGCAGACGTGAAGCCGGTTACGGCGATCTGCTTGCCGCCGATGCGCATTCTGGTGCCGACGTAGCCGGTGTCGAATACGGCTCCTGACGCAGTGATCGAGATTGCGCCGGTGGTGGCGCTGGCCGTCAAGGTCGTGCCTGCGGTATCGAAGCGGAAGAACGGCGCACAGAGAATGCCGGCCTTCTGCCTGAACGCCCACTCTGTCACAGTCCAGGTGCTGGGGCCGGTCCGGGTGATGCGCTGAGGCGGGACATCGGGATGCGTCACCAGCAACGTATCGGCGCTCTGGGTCCAGGCAATCTGTGGCAGTTGCGCCGCGGTCCACGGGGTCGTTACGGATGCGATCAGCACGCCATCCTGGTAGATGTCCAGCATCATATCGCTGAAAGCCAGGAGATAGACCTGCTCGGTATTGAATTCGAACGCGATGAACCGCCCCGGGCCACGAGCCTCCCCAACGTAGCGGAGACCGGGCCGCCGGTAGACACCGCCGGTCGGATGGATAAAGACGTTCTGGAGGGCCGCAGCGCCATTATCGTAGGCACGCAGATCGCCCCTCCCAAACAATAACGGCGAGATTTCTCCCGCCGTAAAGTTGGTCTTCAGGAGGTTTACCCGCGTCATCAGCCCCGCACCTCAACCAACGGGAAGTCATCAATGGCGAGAGGTGAATCCTGCTGGGCGTCGATCAACCGTGCACGGCGGAACTCGCTTTCGGCGATGCGGTGAAGCATTTCCGCCCGGCTCGTACTCTCGGTTAGGGGAATGCAGAACTCAGCCGCCAGGCGTGCGATCAGCAATTGATCGAAAAAGGGCGGGAAGTCGGCTTCAGCAGGCCGGAAGATGTACGTCAGGTACACCTCGCCAGAGGAGGTGTGCAGGCGCTTGTCGATAATCCGGTAGACCAGACCGCGCCCCCGCGCACCGGAACCGGCTGACAGCGCCCGCAGAAAATCAGCCGGCAATTGGTATGCCCGGTCGAAATCAGCCACGGGCGGCTCTTCCAATTGGGGCAGACGCACCTGCGCCGTCGCAAATGACCAGCCATGGGCGGAGAGCAAGGCGTCACGGATCGACGGGAAGAGGTTGACCGCAACCTCTGCCTCCGCCGTGCCATCATCGAACCCGGCGATCGGCCGCGCGCCTAGCTTCAGCAAAGCGCGCGAACACAGCGCGATAGCGCTTAGAGCCATCGTGGAAACTCCTGCGAAAAGCAACGGCCCCGCCAAAGGAGAGGCGGGGCCGCGGCTGATGTGAATGGGTTGCTGAACAGCCTGCCAACTACAGCAGGTGCGTTATCGTCACCAACGACGGTGTCAGCTGGTTGATTCGGCGCCTGCCTGTCCGCCCTTGAGACTCAGTAAAGAATATCACATCCTCTTTACTGAGCGCCTCGTAGAACGGCGTGAAATAACCGCTAGATACTATTTTCGTGAGATTGTCAGTCTCCGAACGATAGTACCAAACGGTGAAGCCATTACAGTAGCTCAGCACGCCCATGTTTTCCTGTTGAAATGCCATGTGGCGTCCCTTCCTCAGCGTGGTGGACTAGGCCTCAAAGCAACGCATGGTCACGACGCCGGCGCCTTCAATCAGCACCGCGCCTTGGCTCATCATGTTGGCAACGAAGTACGCCGCCCGGTCGCCGTGCCAGGTGATATCGGTCTGCACTTCTTCACCGGCGGCATGGCCGATGGCGGTGCGGTGATACCAGTGGCACAGACGGGCGGAGCCGGAGAGGGATAGGCCGGAATGCGGGATCCAGGTCGTACCCAGCCAGCGTTTTGCCTGGGTGTCGCGCCAGGGCAGCGCGTCCTGCCCGACATACTCGGCATTGGCGAACTCCGGAATATCGAGGAGTTCGGCCCACTGCTTCCAACCGACAACCGCAAAGCGCTGACCGTCGTCCGGGATGTCGGCGGCGCCCATCATCTCGAAGGCGGTCAGCACCTTGGCTTTGGTCAAGCCGTCAGTCTCGACCCCGGCATAGTTGGTGGAGGCGTCCAATCCGCCGATGATCAACTCGTCAGTTTTGCGGCCCAACGCATACGCGCCGGCATTGGCGATTACGTGACGCTCGTCGATGTTGACCTTCATCTCGTCGAGCTTGTCCACCCAATCACCGGCATAGAAGTCAGTCAGGACGCACTCGATCGCGGTGTGATCGATAGTCATGACCGGCACCAGGCCGTGCCGCGACTTGGTCGAAGCCGCGCCCTGGCCGACTTTCTGGAAGGTGGTGGAAGACCCCCGCACACTGCCCTTGGAACGGACAGTCTGGCGGAGCTTGGATCCCATCCGCTGATAGGCCTCGTGTACTTCGGCCTCGAACTGGCGGACGAAAGACTGGTCGATGGTTACCGACATGGACAGTCAATCCTTTCGTTGTGGGTTAGGTGGTGAAGCAGAAGTCCGCGGTTCCCGCAGCGGCACTAACTCGTCCGCAACGGCCGTTGTCCTGCCTGTAGGCCCGCCAGGCAGGCGCACCTCTTCGCCCCGAAGTCATCGGGCAAAGGTGAACCAGTTCTCCGGCGGGCCAGCCACCGCGGCGGAGAGCCCGCTGGCCCGTCCTCCGCGATTTCTGAAATGGCCCTGAGCTAAGTCTCGCGGTCTGCGTAGACGCGGCTGAAGCCATCGGTGACTTGGCGAATGAAAGCCGGGTCGCGGTCCCGCCAATAGCGCGGGTCCCGCATCATGGCTTTCAACTCATCCGTGCCGTCCCGCTCCACCGGAGCACTGGTTCTGACCAGCCCCGGCTCCTGGCTCTGCATCATTTTGTGCAGGGCGAGACAGCCCTCGTATGTCGTGGCAAGCGCGGTCAGAGCATCAGGCGGCAAATTCGCATTGCCCCATTCCCGGATCTGCCGCGAAACGCCAGCCCATGCCTCAGGACCGCCGAAATGCTGCTCCAGACGCTCCGTCTGGCGCTCTGCTTCGAAGTCGGCGGCGGTCTGCGTCACCATTGGCCCGACATATTCCCGTGCCAGATCGTAGACGAGCTGCGCCTGACTTTGCGTGAAGCCGGCAGCATGCAGGCGGCGGTTGATATCGGGATCGGCCTCGAAACCGTCGTCGCCCAACTGCAATTCGTAGCCGTCATCCGATTCAGGGACGCCAAGCGCCTGACGGAAACGGGCGACCTCCTCAGCGCTTGCCGATTCGTCGGGGACGCGGACCGACGCACCCAGATGCCGCTCCAGTTCCCGATAGGATTTCGCGAGTTCGTCGACCCGGACGGTATTGGCCGCTGCATCCCAGAACTTCTCAGGAATATCGCCCGGGCGTTCGGCCGGGCCAGGCACCTGTTCGGCCACAGCGCCTCCGGTCGGCATTTCGGCAGGTTCATTCGACATTGGCGGACTCCTCCGTTTCAGCATTCGCCATCCGCTCAATCAATTGAACGAGGTAGCGTTGCCCTTCGAGATGACGCAAAACACACTCAGGCGTTTCCGGCGGCGTGCGGCGCTCAATCGTTGCAGCCCGCAAATGCGCCAGCACTTGCCGGCCGGCGTGGGAGTTAAACGCTCGGACAAAGCTGCTTCGCAGGTCCGTGCTACTCGCCGGAACCGGCATGCCGTCGAACCACGCCCACCCCGTCTCTGAGTTATTCGGCATGGATACCGCCTCCCTCCAGCGCGGGTATCAATGCGGCAGCGACTTGCTCAACGGCGGCTTCATCCACTTCGCCGCCCGT